CTCTAGTAGCACCAAACGCTTTACCTAATTCTAATTGAGCATTAACTAAATTTTCAGTAGTTTCATATATACTTTCTTGTGAGTTTTGTATTTCTACAAATCTATCCCTCATCATTTCAGCTTCTCCTTTGCTAATAGCTAAGGATCTAGACAAAGCAGTTACTTGTTTATCTACTTTAAAACCTATTTCAAGAAGGAGCTTAAATCCTTTAACAAGTAAACCAATAACAATTACTGGGTCTGTTAGACTTTGGCCTATACCTTTACCAACTTCTTTAATACCAGCACCCATTATTTCAAATTTACTTTTACCTTCTTTAGCTGCTTTACGCATAGCTGCTGTTGCTTCATCTAATTTTAAAGCATCAGCTAAAGGACCTGGGAGATATTTTTTCATAGTACCTATAATGGCTCCAGAAATACCTAACTGTTTACTAATTTTCTTTTCTAATTTTATTCTATCTTCAACCATTTGATTCATATTTTGCAATATACTATCTTGGTCGTTTAAAAGATTATTATTAGCTGCTATAGTTTTATTTAACTTAGTAAATTCTTCTCTTTCTTGTGTTGATAATCTTAAAGTTTGAGCTTTATCTATTAATTCTTGTTTTCTTAGTTTAGCTGAGTCTGTTGCTACTCTTAAATTTTGGATTTCTGAGTCTAATTTGGCTTGGATAGACTTAAGATCTTTTATGTTAAGTTCAGTTATACCTTTTTGATCATCTCTTAACTGTTGAGCTAAACCACTTAATTTACCATAACTTCTAATTGAGTCTTTAACACTAGAATTAGTTTTACTAAGTTCATTTACTGTTTCTTTAAGAGCGGCATACAATCCTTGTGCTCCGTCTGTTAATTCATCAAGTCTTTTTTTAGCTCCTTTTAAACCATCATTTAATTGACCTATAGCATCTCTAGCATCTGTAATATTTGTTGTGTCAAATTTAGAAAAAGGATTGTTTTCTCCTAGCTTACCATAAACTTGTTTAATGTCATCTAATAGACTTTTTATTTTCTTTAAATCATCTTGATTTGGAGCAGCCATTTAATGTAATGTTTATGTATAAATATAAAGAAAGTCAAGTTTTAATACTTGACTGTTCTTTTTGAATTATCTAATTTACCCTTAAAATGTGATGGTAAATCTACTTTACCTTCTTTAATCTTTTGAGACTGTGTTGCTAAATCTTCATTTTGAGATTTATTTTGATTTTCATAATATTCTCTTAATTTATTAAAAGTAAATTTACGCAACCAAATAGGCATGTTATAAACTGTGTTCCAATCGTATCCTCCATTTCCATGAAAAACTATTTCATGTATTTGAGTAAATAAACTAGATCTTGCTTGAGGTACTAGATCAGATGTCAGGCCAAAAAAAGCTAAGTCCAACTGGAATTGAGACTTTTTCATTTCCCCCATCAGGAAAAAAGGTCAGATCTACGTCTGGTTGCACCTCCTTTACATACTCCCTTAATGCTCTGGAGTCACGAGCTAAGAATTGTTGTTCAACAAAATCTCTAATATCTTTAAGATCTCGATTACCATTTATCGAAGTAACCATATATTTTAAACGAGTAGAAAGTTCATTAGAAATATTCTTATTAATCTTCTTTAACCCATCCATTTCAGCTTTAATTTTTTTCTCATCATGGTTTGTTAATAACTTGAATGTGATATCAATACCAGATGCTGGGAGTTTAAATTTAAATTCGTTTTCTCCTTTTTTAAATACTGACTCATCTAAAGGTTTGTTTTCCAATAATGATAAATCTATAGTGTATTCTTCACCACTATATGTAAATGAATAATCTTTACCATATCCTAAAATGCGAGCTGCTACTAACAGTGCGTTTTTATCACCAGTACAAAAATCATCATAATTTACATCGGATACAATGAGTGATTTGATTAACTCATCTAATACTGTGCCTTTTTGAATATAGTTTTGGTTGGTTAGAATGTCTTCTTCTTTAGCTGTCATATATTTCATTTCTACTTCACCTTTTGAAAGTAGAGAAGAAGCAGGATATATTAATCCTTTAGAAGGCAACTCGATAATCTCGGTTGGAGTGTTGAATTTGTTTTCGCTCATATCTTTTATTTGTTATAACTTTAATGTCTTATATAAATATATACAAAATTAGTTTTCTATACTAAACTTCTATTCTTTAATCGTTTAATATAATCATCATAATATCTATTTAAAGGTCTCCACACTTGATTAAATTGATGAGGAGCATCACCTACATTATTAACAGTATTAGAAGTAACATTGGATGGGTAGACAGTTACTGTATCAGGAATAGGTGGTAGGATAGCTGTATTTTCATATTCTTCATTTTCTACATCCATTCCAGTTTGTTGTAATGAGTTTATTTGGGGGTTAACTTCATCACTTATTATTATGTTATACTGGTCTAAATACGTGCTATTAGGAGTATATGTAGTTTGGTATTGTGATAGAGCTCCATTAAATTCTCCTAAATTAACATGTTGAATACTAGGGTAAATAGTAGGGCTAGTTGTACTACTAGGTGGAGTAGTAGTTGGAATTGATGTTGAAATTGTATTATCTAACCCAGTCTCACCACCTAATATTGTATCTTTTTGTCTACTATTATCACTATCAATAGGTACACTATCTAAATAAGTGTTTGTTGAAGTGTAAGTAGTTTGATACTGTAATGGAGCACCATTAAATGTTCCTAAATTTACACCTCCTATAGCTGGGTAGGCATTTGGGTAAGTTAGACTATCAGGTATTATTGTTGTAGGAAGATTACTATCTGTATTATCTAACCCAGATTTTTCTAAAGTAGGAATTTGGGGACTATTTGGGTCTCCAATAGAGATATTACTTAAGTAAGTATTATCAGGTCTATAAGCCTGGTTAGAATTATATTGAGTTGGTGCTCCATTCCATTCCCCTAAATTAGCTCCTTCTATAGATGGGAAAGATGTGGTGTCACTAGGAATAATAGCTGTAAATTCGTTTTCAGGTGAAGTATTATCTAATCCAGTTCTATTCAATGTATTAGATTGGGGGCTACTTTCTTGTTGAATAGGATGATAACTTAAATAAGTAGCATCAGCATTATATAATGATTGATATTGTGAAGGAGCACCATTAAATTTTCCTAAATTTACATCTCCTATAGTTGGATAATTATTTGGAGCAGTAAGACTATTAGGTTTAAACGCTGTTGAGTTAGCATTAATATCAGTATTATCTAATCCAGTATTATCTAATGTATTTAATTGAGGACTATTAGGAGTTTTGATAGGTACATTATTTAAATAAATGTTACTACCATTGTATGTACCTGGGAATATACTTGGAGCACCGTTAAATTGGCCTGTAACAAATGATGGAAATCCTGGGTTGCCTAAATATGTTTGATTAAAAGGATATGTTTGGATAAATGAAGCAAGGTTACTAGGATCTAAAGTTAATCCAGTATAATCTAAATAAGTAACTAAAGTATTACTTGAATTAGTTACTATATTATTATAGTTAAACTGGCTATAGTACTTATTATTTGAAGCCCAAATGGTATAATATTGGTTGGGTTGAAGTCCAAATCTTCCCATTCTTGTTTGAGGAGAAAGTATTGGATAATTATTTGGAAAAGTATTAGCATTAGGGACTGGGTTTGTAGTGTTATTTATATTTCCAGTATTTGCATTATCTAGTGATGATTGATCTAAAGTAGGAATTTGAGGACTATTTGGAGTCTGTATAGGCACATCAATTAAGTAAGTATTGTCTGGGTTGTATATTGTTTCATATGGTGACGGAGCCCCTCTAAATTCTCCTAAATATACATCAGTTATAGTTGGGTAGTTGTTAGGATAGGTTATACTATCAGGTACTATCGCTGTAAACTCATTGTCATTATCTGTATTATCTAGTCCTGTTTGGTCTAATGTACCTATTTGAGGACTATTTGAGTCAGCAATAGATATATTATCTAAGTATGTATTATTAGTGTTATAAGGTGTTGAGTATGTTGGGTCTGTAGATGGGGCACCATTAAATGATCCTAAGTTTACATCCTCCATAGCTGGGTAGTAATTAGGATAGGTTATATCATTAGGTATTGGAGTAGATGATATTTTATTACTATCTGTATTGTCTAAAGATGTACTTTTAAGTTCACTATTATTATGCCAAGTAAAATCAGGGCCTGCAAGGCTTAAATAGGTATAAGAAGGATTATAATTTGGATTAAAAACATATGGTGCTAAACCATATCTACCTTTAGCACTTACAGGGAAGTAAGTATTAGGTGAAGGAACACCAGTAGATGTAGTAGAAGAGTTATTAGTGTTATCTAACGCAGTATCATTTAAAGTAGTAGCTAATGTACTACCATTATCAGGTTGTCCTACTGTTTCATCACTATAAGTATTTGTAGGTGAGGTAGATTGAATAAATCCAGATTGAGGATCATTAATAGGTGTATCACCAGGAAAACTTCCTGCACTTAATATAGTTTGACCTTGTTGTAATAATTCTAATAATCCCATAAATTATTTTATTATAAATATTAAAAAAAGAAAGCTCGCTAAAAGCGAGCTCTTTTTATTGTTAAGTAGTGAAATTAGAAGTTTAATACGCAGTAATCAACGGCTACGGTCATTGTGATGTTAACTGCAGTATCTACTGTATCCCAGTTGTAATCACCAAAATTAGCGTCTTTAATAAATGCACCTTTAAGAATCCATTCACTTACTACGTCTCCAACAGGTCCTAAAACATCTAATACTAAATCCTTTTTATAGAAGTCAGAATATCCATCTCTACCTGTTACTGATTCGTGGTGTAAACGTACCCATTCCATTACTGATTGAGCTCCAGAAGGAGTAATTGGATCAAATAATGTCATTTGTACATCACCCCATACTGTTTTACCTTTAACTTTACGTTGAACGTTAATATGGTTTAAAGGTACTTCACCTTGAGTTACAGTAATTGCATTTACTCCTTTTACAATGTAACTAGGTACACCATCCATATAAAGGATAAATCTATTTGCCTGTTTTGGTTCAAAGGCTGTGAAGAATATTTCGCTTGAATTTAATATTGCCATGTCTTTTTATTTGTTATAAATATTCAATCTTTTAAAATTATGCTGGGAAGGTAGCTCCTGTTGGTGTAATATTGAAGTTTAAGTAGATAAATTCAGCAGTTTTAGTAGGTTGTAAATAAATTTGTCCTACCATTTGATTTTGATCAATTACTGTTGGAGTATTATTAGTATCATCCATTATCACTTTAAACGCATACAATCCTTGTCTTTGTTGAACACTTTCTAAGTATGGGTTAACTTGTGCTAAGAAGTTATTTCTTGTAGCAGCTGTATTTTGTTCAAATACTAATGTGTTAGCTACTTGAGAAATGTATGACTTAACAGCAATTAATAATCGACGAACATTTACACGATCTAAAGCACTTGCTCTTGTTTGCAATGTTTTCTGTCCGAATACTACTACTCCTGGTGTATTAGGGAAGGTAGCGATTGGGTTAACTTTCCCAGAATATAAAGTATCTCTTTGAGTAGATGATAACATTCTTTCAGCTGATAATACTGTGCTTATTCCACCTCTGTTTATACCTGCTGGTGCAAACCATGGCTCAGAAACACTGTCATTATAAGCATATACTCCAGCCATCATTGTTGACGCAGGTACCCAAACTTGTTGTCCAGTTGCATCTATAACTTGAACCCAAGGCCAGTATGTAGCTGCATATGATGTATTCTTTTGTTGTGCTCTTGCAACTACAGCTGTAGTTGTTGAACCATATCCTACTAAGTCTGCTATGTAAATATTATCTCCTCTGTTTTGAGCATTAGATATAATAAGATTTACATTTGAAGTATGAGATGGAAATCCGTCTACTAATCCTGGGGTTAAGATAACATTATATTGATAATTGTCTCTGTTAGATAACAAATTAATCATGTTAGTATAACAATCAGCTGTTAAACCTTGAGAATCACCATCAAATATTTTTTCATAGAATTTAGCATTTCCTCTTATATCACCTGATGCTCCACCAAATGATCCACTAGTAGCGATAGGTAATGAACCAGTATATGATAAGTTTGGATTTCCATCTGGTAAAATATAATTAGGAGTAGTAATGTTTACTGATTTTACACGAATAAGTGTATTTGCTCCTAAGTAACTACCAGTTGCTTGTAGATAATATCCATCACTATCTACAAAAGTATATTTTTTATCTCCAATTACTTTAGTAATAAATCTATCACTATATGGATCTAATGATAAGTTTGAAAATGCTTGCGCATCTACAGCGAGAGATTGTTGTAAAGTTGAATCATTACCTTTTCTAAGAAGTAAATCAAATGTTCCTGTTGATGTGTTTGGATTAACTATTTGCCATCTTAGGTTATCTACTGTTCCATTAGATAATACCCCAGCCCCATCTTCAGATCCTGAGCTATTAGCTATAACTCCTTGAGTAATTGTTTCTAAAACAAATACAGGTGTTGTCGCGCCACTAGAACTTACAATTAAGCTACTTGTAGCTGAAGTGTAAGAACCTGTAACTACACGAGCTACTAACATTGAAGTACCTCCGTTAGCAAAGTAATTAGCTACTGCTGTAGAAGTAAAGTAAGCGTATTGTTGTTGGTTAGTAGCACTACCACTTGTAAATTTGTCACCAAATATTCGAAGGTAATCACTATATGAAGAAACTACTGTAGGTATTCCTACAGGTCCTTTCACAGTTGGGCCTATGATAGCTGCTCCTGCGGTTACAGGACCCGCAGTAACGAATGAAGTATCAGTTTCTGAAGCTAAAACGCCTGGGGATAATAAAATTTCTGCCATGGTTTACGTTATGTTTGTTTTAATTATAAATATCTTAAAGATTGTCAAAATCATGAAACCGGGATAAATTCTCCTTTTTCTAAATTGATATTTCCATCACCATATTTTTCTTGGAGTTGTTTACCAATTTTAATTTCTTCTTCGACTTGTAATTGAAGAGATTGTTTTAGTTTTTGTTTTTCTAATTCAAACAGTTGAATTTTATATTCTATATCCCCAAACGCGTCTAATAAAATTTGTTGGTTAGCTTGAATTTTTTTTAATGATTGAATTTCTTCTTGAGTTAAAACTTTTTTTTCCATAAAATTATTTTTGTTTATTTATTATAAATATTACGAGGAAGTTGGTAAATTGTTAATATCTACCACTGTCTCAGATGTTACTACTAATTTATTTCTATCTGAAAATTTACTTATAAATGTTGTACCTTTTTGTATTGTATCAGGGATAATATACCCATGTAATTTTAGACTAAATGTACTCCTAACTACTCGTTCTGCTGTGTCTGATAATTCAATTGTAGAAGCGAATGAATCAATATTTGTTTTAAATTTAAAACGTTCAGGATCACCCCAATAAGCGTCAGCTGCATATTCTACAGCCTCAATTATTTTATTTAGTTGTTCATTGTAATAAGTAAATACAGCGCAATCATAGGTGACTGTTATATAATCAGGTACAACTGTAGCATATAGTGTTTGTTCTGGTTTGATTCCATTTAAGGTGTTAAACTTACTATATCCATTTTGTTGACTATATTTTTTATTAGTAACAGTAATATTATGAGGTTGATTAGCATCTAATTTATTAGCTAAACTTCTATTTTTTTCAATATTATTTCTTTTAAACATTAAAAGAGGAGCCATTATTCTACTTTGTAAATCTCTTATATACCCAAACTTTTGAAATGAAGCCCATTTTTCAGGTGAACCATATATTATAGGTACCTCTAATCTTTCTCCATTTTGTATTACAAAAGGTTTAATTACATTTTGAAAATAATACATTACCGCCCAGTCTAAGTCCTCTAAACCAATTGAAAATGGTTTTACAGTATCATCTTTAAATGACTGTTGTGTAGCTCTATTAACGTTGTTAGCGTCATTAGGATTACCAGTAGGAGAAAATCCAGGACCACCAATTGCAAGTGGCTCATGTAAAGACTCACTTATTTCTCTTTGGGTTTTAGGTATTGGTTTTCTTTGATTATCCATTATAATCTTTGTTTAATAATATTAATACGATCTGCTGGTATATAATGTGTTTCACAAACTATACTTACATTATAACCAAATTGATCTAAACCTGGATTTAATGGGTTTGTAGCGTATGGATAGTCTGGGTCTTTACCTGCGAAGTATTGTTTAGTGTTTGTATTATCAATTTCAAAATATGATTCTTGATATAGTATTACATCACCAACTTCAGGATGTACATCATTATCTACTAGGTCATCTCTTAAGAATGCTACTTTAATACTCCAGTTAAAATCAACACCAAATTCACTTGTAGGACTTGTATTATCATTTACATTAATTAAAGCATTTAATAAAATAGGACCATCAAAGAATTTACCACCTGATGATTCGCCATACATGTTTATTTTTGTTTGGTCTAAAACATATTTGTAAATAGCAACTTGTTGAGTAATAATGTCTCCTAGTAACTCTCTGTTTACTTTCCTAAACATTGAAATATCTCTTGCTCCTCCAAATAGTGCCATTATCCTATAAATATTGTCATTGGTACATTGTTAATTTCTTGTCTTCTAAAATCACTTTCTTGAGAACGTCTTTCTAATTGTGATCTTTTAGACATATCACCTAAATATGTTCTTAATCTTTCTAATAAAGCTGCTTTATCAGCTGTAGCTGATGATAATAGGTCAGCTTGATTCAATGTCATGTTTTGATCAGGAATTGGAACAGTAGAGTATTTACCTCTAACATATCCTAACATTTCTTTACATAATGCTAGACAATATTCAAATATCCATTGACGTCCAATAGAATTAATTAAACCATATGTTGGGTTTGTATATGGAGCATTAGAAGGATTTGTTACTAAGTAATCTGGGTAATCAATATTTCCTCCTGGTTGAGTAATACTACTATTTATTCTTTCTGAGTCTTTAATATATTCAAACCATAAAAATCCTTCCCTAACATCATCAATAGATGGTACAGGAAATACTTTTATTTTATTATTTATAATATTAAATGTGTAAGCAGATAAACGAATTGTGTTACTCATTTCTATACCTTGAACTACAGCGGCATCATACGCTACAGGCATCATTAAGTATCCACCTCCGTATCCTCCACCATACATTCCACCATATAGACCAGCTGCTGGTACTCCTCCTAAACCTCCAAATCCTCCAAATGGAGCATACATTTGACTTACCGCTGGTAAATTTTGATAAAATACAGATTTAATTTCAATTCCACCTGATATACTTTGGCTTATAGCCCACTCAGTTAAATCATATTCTTGGACTCCTGGTGTTAGGGCTAAAGCTCCACTATAATAGGTTATTGTACCACCTGCTCCAGCTTCTGAGGCATATTGTTGTGACAAACGTATTATTGTCGCCATATTAGGCGTAATAAGCGCGTTATTTACACTTATATCTGCGGGTGCACCCTCTAGTGATAACATATTGTCTACTGTTTGAAACGCGTAGACTTCGTTACCATATGTAGTAATTGCTTCTTCAAAAGCAGCATAAAAATTTAAATCTTGTAATTCAACTTCCATAATGGGATATCCTAGTCGACGAGCACAAAATGTAGCTACTTTATCAGCATCATTTTGAAATTGTGTGTCATAGTCATAAAATCCAAATGGGGTTGACCCAGGAGTAAATGAACTAGAACCAGGATATATAGGGATATTCATGTGTTAGATTTTGTTATAAATATTAAAGGAAAATAAAAGATCCCACTAGGGGATCTTCTAA